GGAGTGGGAACACGAATTTCAAATTCTCGAAGAGGAGGTTCCATTACAAATGGCTGATTATATATTCAAATATATAATCGGTTATGGTAGTATGTTGATTGAAAAACGAGAAATTGAAAGAACCGATCATCCTTTGAGATTCAAAGCCAGATATATATTTAAATGACCATTGATTTAGACGAATATGAAACAATTATCGCATACAAAGCGATAACCGATGCAACATATCTTAATACCATAGCAGATTATGTAAAACCAGAATATTTTGAAAACCTAAACATAGCAGAATATTTCAAAATCGTAAATGACTTTTATGAAAAGAGAAAAAAGCTTCCAACTTTCACAGAGGTTAAGACATATCTAACGAATGATATTCTTAAAAATAACTTCAGAAAACTTTTAGAGTCCTTTAAAAAATTAGATAAGGACTTTGACGAAGCTGAATTATATGATAATACTGAGAAGTTCTTAAAAGAGAGAGCCACTTGGGTTCAAATGTTGGATATTGCTGAGAATGCGGAGGATAAAGTAAAAAATCCACAAAAAGTTCTGGAAGCATTTGATGATATTTGCAAGATAAACCTCGTCACAAATAACGGGATTGAATTATTTCGTGATAAGGATAAGGTTATTGACGACATCCTCAATGTTGAGTCTTATATATCCTCTGGTTGGGAATGGTTTGACAATGCTACAGGTGGAGGATTTTTGCAGAATGGTAAAGCTCTATATTTGTTTGGGGGTCCAGCTAACATCGGTAAGAGCATTTTTCTTGGCAACATAGCTGTAAACATTGCCAAACAAGGCAAGAGCGTCCTTGTCATCTCTCTGGAGATGTCTGAGATGGTATATGCGAAGAGAATGTCTTCGAATATTACTAAAATCCCAATGAAGGATTTTAAATTCAATACTCATCCTCTGAGAAATCTTTTGGTTGAGGAAGAAGAGAGAAATCCAGAGGGAAAAATATACATTAAGGAGTTCCCACCATCCACCATGTCTCCAAAGCAGATAGAGGCATTCATCAAGAAGATGATAAACTCGGGGATTAAGTTGGATGCGATCATCATCGACTACATCGGATTGTTGACTACAAGCTTTGGGACAAATTCCTATGAGAGAGGTAAACATATCTGTGAAAAGGTGAGAGCTATGTCATATCCTGAGATATTCGGATGTCCGATAATATCGGCTTTCCAATTGAATCGATCAGGATATGGTAAAGAAAATCCCGGAATGGAAACAGTATCGGAAAGTATAGGTGTCATGCAAACAGGGGACGTGGGTGTATCAATTTTCCAAAGCGAAGAAGACAAGGAATTGGGTATTATTAAAATTGGTATGATGCGAAATAGATACGGACCAATGGGCATGACACAGGCTATGTGTATAGATTATGAAACACTGAGTATCGTTCAGAGCGGAGAATCGGAGGAATTGATGGAGGATGAGGATTTAGGAATTTTGGAAAGATTATCAAAACAATGAAATGGCTATTACAAAAAAACATATGGAACGAATATGGATATTTTAGATTCATGAATTCCATCCGAGATGCTGGTGTTGATTTTGAAGAGGTTCATTTGATTCCATTTACTGAGAATTTTGAAAAGGAAATTGATTTTACACCAACCCAAATATTCGGGTCTGGTAGATTTGTAAATGTATGTAGGAATTTAGGATTCAATACTTATAAATCCTTTAAGCCAATTGAGGTGTATTATCCCGAAGATTTTTGGATAAACGGTAAAGGTCAAGATATTAGATGGGGAGACTTGCCTAATTACGATTTTTCTAATCCTAAGTTTATTAAACCTTACACCGAAAAATTCTTCACTGGACGAATGATTGAATCGGTCGGTGATTTGGATAAAGTTCAACTAGCCACATCCTTCATAACAAACGATGAAGATGAATTGGTTAGGATTTCTGATGCTGTAAACATAAAGCAAGAGGCGAGATTTTATGTTATTGGAGGAGAAGTTACCACAGGTTCATATTACAGAAAGAATGGGGAGGTTTATCACTATCGGGTTGAACCACATGAAGAAGTTTTTCAAGAATGCGTGAGAATGGTTAAAACATTTGGCTCAATTGATGATGCGTTTGTATTGGACTTGGGGTTAGTTGGTGATTGGTGGAAAATTGTAGAGCTTAACAACGTAAATTCTTCTGGAATCTATGAGTGTGATACTGATGCAATTGTAAGAGCTTTTAAACATTTAGATTGACATATATGGACAACATTGTAAATATCTCCGTGAGGAGTCGTATATTTATTTGGAGCAATTCAGACCTTGATGGTGCCTGTTCAGTAATCTTACTTGGACAAGTATTCAACGAATTCGAATATCAATCTTGTTTCTTCGGTTCTTTTGAAGAACAATATACAAAATGGGCCAAGACCAATCTGGAACAATATGATAAAGTATTCGTTGTCGGAATGGTAATTGATCAAAAATTGTTGAACAAGATCGATGATCCTCGATTGGTAGTTATTTCGGATCGTGGAGATAAACTTGTAACATATGACTCGATGTTGATTTCCGAAGAATGCTCATCTTGCTCCAAATTAATTTATAAAAAGTTTAAGAAAATCAAAGAATTCCCGGTGGATGTTAAAAAATTGGTGGTTTATGTCGATGATTATAATGAATATATTTTAAAATATGAGGAATCAAAATATTTAAACGCTATTTATAGGAGATTCGGTTATAGGAATTTTTATAAGTTTGTGGATAGATTTTTTGACGGTTTTGATGGGTTTACTGATAATGAAATTAATATAGCCGAAGGATTTTTTAAAGAGATTCAGGATGAGGTTTCTACAATCGATTTATATTCCGGTGAATTCAAGGGCTGGAAGGTGTTGGCGACGTTTTCCAAGCTTCCGGTCAATGAGATATCAAAGGAGTTGATTGACAATCACAAGGCGGATGTTATCATCGTGGTCAATCCCGACACGAAGTTCGTCTCTTTTCGAAAACCCACAGGTTCTCCCGCTGATATTGTTTATATGGCAGAAAATTTGTGTGATGGTGGTGGAGGAGAATATGCATCGGGTGGTCAAATGACGGAGAAATTTTTGGGATTTACTGCAAACCTCATAATAAAATAAATGAAACTTTACGAGATAGAACATATAAACAATCCATATAATGAAAATGCTATAATGGGGATGGAATTACTATTCACTCACAGCATTTGCTCAACTAGCGGAAAAAAATGGCCCGCCGAAAAACAACCTAAAGATTGGGACCATGTTAAGAGATTGACACACATGTTGTTCCTAGCATGGAATGACAAGAATCCAATCGAAGGTGTCGTTTATCTCGGGGAATTGGTTTCACCGAAAAAAGAAGATCCTGATCAAGATTTTTATGATTTTTTTGAGGCATTCAATGGATTTGGGATTAATCGAGAACAAAAGCGAATACACAATTATTTTACGGATTTTGAGGATGGTTTTGTGACAGTTAATAGACGTGGGGGAAAAACTCTTTATTTAGCGACATTGGCTGTGTGGTTGGGTATTAAAGGATATACCGTTTATTACGCCACACATAATAATGATATGGTGAAGTATTTCAATTCATATACATCAAAAGCACCTCCCGAATGGAGACCGAAAAGTTTCCCCACCTCCAATACAGATAAATTGCGTGGACTTAAAATAGATTACATATTATGCGACGAAAGTGCTATTTTCGAACCCAAAACATGGGAAGCGATAGAGAAATACAGATCCATCGTTCCAGAATGTAAACAATTCGGAGCAACCAGTAGATTATGACAGACCCATCATCAAATTTAATAGAAGAAGAATCCAACCATATTTTCTTATGTTTCTGTACATTCGTAATGAATCTCAAGGGTAAGAAATTATCGGTTCAAAATGTATTTGTTCAAACTCTTCAAGATGAGAAATTGAAAAACGTTATGAAAACCATGATGTCTTTGGATTCCGATTACGAGTTGGTCAAGATTTTTCTGGATTTTGACCCAAGTGTGGCCAAGAGCAAGTATGTTACTAAGTGGATTAATAATCAAAATAAAAAGAAATGATTCAAAAATTTGATTTGATATCTGGATCGGTTGATGAGATTAAAGAATATATTGAAGGATTAGATACATTTTATTCGTGGCAACTCGGTAAAGATTTTTATTCTCAAGTCGAAAGATTGTTATCTAGGGATTGTTTGTTTAAACATATTGGACCAGTGACTTATCAAGAAAGAAAATCAGATGGATATGTTACAATACACGCTGCATTTATAGGCATAAACAATAGATAATTTATTATATGAATCGATTTGAGAGTTTACTAAAAAAATATCCAAATATAAATCAAGAATATTTTTTTGCAGCTATTCCACCTTGGGAAATAGAAGAAAAGGAAGCAATTAAGTTATATGTGGAGTATGTTAAGTCTCTGATATTGGATGATCCCGACAAAGATGAATCTATTGAGCGATTGAAATCTGGATTGAAATATGTTTTCAAATTCTGTAAAGAAAGGGGATTGACATTCTCGGATTATCTGACATACTCAGAACATTCCCAACCATGTTGGGTAACACATTTGAAAAATCACCAAATCGATTTTCACACACTTCACGCCTTGCAAATGTCTAAACCTGTGCTAGATTACGAATTACTGGAGTTTGTGATTCCAAACTTCTCCCTCAACTTCCAAAAGACGAGGCAGAAGTTTTATACCTCAAAGAGGATGAAAGAATTTGGAAAGAAAGCCAAAGAAAAATTAGAAACAGTATTATGCTAAAATTAGGAACAAATGTAAAAGATAAATCAACCAATCAAGAGGGGATGTTGACCCTTATGCAAGTTGAGCAGAATGGGAATGTGTATTATTATTTTCAGCCGAGGGGAACCAGTCCAAAAACTGGAGAACCCTTGGAAGGTCGATGGATTGTTGATTCCTCGATTGAAGGTGGTGTGGAGGTGACGCCACCATATTTACCAATTGATATTCTTGGAACCCATGCTAAAGATAATGCAAGTGGATATGAAGGAGTCATTACTTCCCTACGACTCCATATTAATGGGTGCGTCCATGTGTCTCTACAATCCCAACAGATTTTAGAGGAAACAGGGACGGTTCCATTGAGTGTTGATTTTGATATTCGCAGATTATCTGGAGAAAAAATTGATAAAATGACCGAGGAGGAATTGGAGGAGAGTAAACAAAAAAGACCGAGTCCAGTTGGAGTTGGAGCATACAAGCCAAGATTTTGATTTTTGAATAACCCAGACTAAATATAATTCTCCGTAGCGAGCAATAAAAAGAAACAACAAAAAATAAAAAATAGAAATAAACAAATATATGGCAAAAAATAAATTCAATGTGTCGATGTTCGAGAAGATCAAAGAAACATTAAAAAAGACAGAAGGTGGCGGTTCATTCGCCAATATCATGAAGTTCCCAGAAGGACACACTTACACGATTCGTTTGATTCCAAACGTTGATAATGTAGATGACACCTTCTTTCATCACTTCATAAACAGTTGGACCAGTCGTTCGACTGGAAAGTATGTGTCGGCAATCTCTCTCCAATCATTTGGAGAACAAGATCCAATCACAGATCAATACTGGAGAGAATATCAGGCATGGAAGAAGGAAAATCCTAATCCTCCTGTTGGTCCAGATGGTAAGAAGATTAAGTTTGAGAATCCAATCTCAAATAAGGAGCAATGGTTGGTCAATGCCCTTTGGGTAGATAATCCAGCCAATCCAGAACTGAATGGAACAGTTCAAATCCTTCGTATGGGTTATCAGATTAAAAGTCTGGTTGACGATGCGATGACGGGTGATCGTGCCGAGGAATTCGGTCCTGCTATCTTTGATTTATCGAAGGATGGTGCGGATCTAAAGATCAAGGCAGAAAAACAAGGTGAGTATACCACATTCAAGAGTTCATTCTTCACCAGTAAATCAAAACTCGATCTTTCTGATGAAGAAATTGAGAAGGTTTACGAACAGGTTCATGATCTTAAAGCGGTATACACCGTGAAGACCAAAGAAGAACTTGAGAAGATGCTTGAAGATCACTTCTTCTGCGAATCTTCTGAGAAGAAGAATGAGCCGAAGAAGCAGTTGTCTACTCACAAAGCAACGACAGTTGTGGATGATGATCCTGACGATGACATTCCGATGGATTTTGACACTCCAAAGGAAGAACCGAAGAAAACTAAAGCGAAGAAAGCCGAGTCCACACCTGTTGAGGATGATGTTGATGAGCTATTAGCTGGACTTGATCTAGAAGACTAATATGAATGATCCATATGAACCATTAAATCCGGAAGATATTGGTCTTTTGGTTGGGTTGGCTGGACCCGTCTATGCTGAATCTAAATTAATAGATTCCATGACGGGCATCAAACCAACAACTGGTGGTGGATATGCGATTGATGGAGCGGAAACTATCAAGAGGGGGTTGGAGAACATTGTTCAAACAGCAGTGAGGACTCCAACCCCTCCTTCTTTTCAACCTCCACCGCAATATTTCGAACCACCCCAAGTTCCACAAATTCCAATTCCAACCCATTACTATCAACCCACCCCAATCGAGTATGGGTATGGGCAGCCTAAAGAAGATCCACAATTGGAATTTGATTTTAGTCTAACAGAACAAAAGAGAACAAATGAACTCTTGGAAAAGAACAATAGACTCTTGCAAAAAATAATTGATTTGCTAGAATCAAAAAACAAAAATGAACAACCAGTCAAACTTGAATCTAAAGTCCGAGGATTTCAAAATATTCCTCAAAAGTCTATCGAAGATAAGTGATACCTCAATTTTGGAGGTTAGTTCAGATGAAATATACTCTATCGCCGCATCTGAGGATAGAGCAATGTTTCTTTGGGCAACATTGTCTGGAGAGTTTGATTTAGAGACTTCACTCAATTTACCATCAATTTCTAAAATGTGTAAATTGATAGATTTGTCTTCGACAAGTGATATCAAATTCAATTTGAATGGTAATCGTTTAGAATATAAATCAAAAACAATAAAATTCAAATATCATCTATACGATGATGGTATTTTGACAAAACCGAAGGTCACATTGTCAAAAATAAAAGCACTTAAATTTGACTATGAGTTTGATGTGAGTAGGTCTTTCATAAAGACCTTATTAGCTAATTGTAGTGTTTTTAAAGATACCAACAAATTATACATTTACACTGAAGATGGTCACTTAGTTTGGTCCCTTGCTGACAAAACAATAAAAAATACAGACACCTTGACCATTATTGGTGAAGATGTTGATTTCGAAATGGATGATTTTATTTTGAATCTGGACAATGTCAGGT